AAGTGAGAAAAGGAGTCGTTATGAAAAATACTGTGAAATATGTGGTCTATACTCAAAACAACAAAATGGGTAAGACCGGCGAGTTTGACAATGCGAAAGACGCTATTAAGTGGGCAAAAGAAAATGTCCATGCTTTCGATTATGTCAAAGAAAAAAAAGATACATGGGAAATCTTGTTTGAAGAGTTGCTTGTGTGGATTGGGAAAGGAGAAGTTATCAATGTTGGATAATAACTTTGAAATTACCAATACTCTTGTCTGTGATACTGTTGATATCAACATGACAAGTTTACAAGGAACTATCAAGACTACCTATGATGAGTTAGTCAAGGTGTTTGGACACCCTACCATGACAGATGGTGACCCTTATGAAAAGGTTAACGCTCAATGGTCAATAGAGTTCAAAGTACCATTTACAGATGATACTGGAATTGAGGACTTTGAAACTGTTACCGCTACAATCTACAATTGGAAGATGGGATATATCCCTACTGATGAGTATGATTGGCATATTGGTGGTTTCAGTTCTTATGCAGTTGATTGTGTCTACAAAAAACTTGACAAACCAACTATAAACTGATAGTGTAGAGAAATGAAAAAAATGATTATGGCGGTTGCCATCTGTATGATTGGCAACCCTACTTTTGCACAAGATTGTGATTATGTAAAAATTGTGCAATACGAAAATGGTAAGATAGTAAATTCTAAAACAGAATATGTTTGTGATTCACCACCTACCATTATTGTAAATTATCTAGAAAATAAGAAGAAAAAGAAACCACATTGGTCTGATAATTTCAAACCTATTAGGGTTGGTCATAGTCCAGACCCAACAGGCTATTATGGAAATTATGATACCAATCTGCTTTCTATTTTTGATTTCTTTAAGGTGAGGATTGATTGATGATGAAAATATTTTTAGGAATTGTTTGTGGTATTTTTATAGCGACATATTATCCACAAATAACTACGACCACCAAACAATTGTTTATTGAAAGTGGTGCTCGTGATAATATCGTTAACACATTGAAAGAGGTGAAATAATGTTAAAACAAGTCGTAACAATTGGTGCAATGGGTGTACTGATGTCTGCCTGTAGTATCTTTAATAAGACTACAGACAATATTGATACTGCAAATAAGATTACACCGTTTGCAGTAAAAAAAGCATATGAACATAAATCAAAGATAGTAGAGGAACAAGTCGTTAAAGTTCCAGATTGGTATACTAAGATGCCTGATAATGAAGATGCTATCTATGCAGTTGGTACTGCTATATCACCAGAGTTACAATTATCAAATGATATTGCAATCCTAAGTGCAAAGACAACTCTTGCAGATAGGATTAATGGTAGATTGAATTCTATTACTAAATCATTTATGACAAAAGTGGGTTCTACTGATGCAGACGCTTCTGTGATAAATGAGATTTCAACTGCAACTAAAAACATCATTGCAGATGTAGATGTTGCTGGTTATAAAGTAAAAGAATCTAAGATTGTATCAAACGGTATTCAATATCGTGTATATGTTCTCTTAGAGTATTCTGATGAAGAAGCGCAAAAAATACTTCTTAATCGTCTTAAAAAAGACAAAATGTTAATGTCTAAAATTAAAGCTAATGAAGCATTTAAGGAACTTGATAAATCAGTTAATAATTCTAAAACTGAAGAAGCAAAGAAGTTAGATAAATTAATTAAATCAGAAATAAAGGAGAACAATGAGATACTTTAGAAAGAATAATAAATATAAAGACAGACAGAAAGATAGTGGAATGACTGTTACAGTACGTCAAATTAAGAATAAAGACGGAACAACTACATCTGATATAAACGGTGCTATTCGTGTTCTGAAAAAGAAACTTATGAAAGAGGGTCTTTTTCAAGAACTTCGTGAAAGAAGTTTTTTTCAATCAAGAGGTGAAAAGAACAGAAGAGCAAAGGCTGCTGGTAAGAGAAGGTGGCAACGTAAGATGGAAAAAAGAAAGCAGGAGTTAGGTTATTAATGACCGACAATATCATAAAATTCCCAAAGAAATTTAATGGCAAGAAAATGCCTGTGATTGTGAATGTCAATCCAACAAGTGCATCTGAAGATTTAGATTTTGCTGATAATCTTGCAGAGGGACTCATGATTGGATTGATTCACAATATTGGTGAGAATGGTATTGATATAAAGAATGAAAGATTTATTGGTGATATATCTTTTTTAAATGAAGTGGTACGAGGAATACTTTATCGTGATATTGGTTTTAAACACCCTATGCAACCTTTTATGGAAGCAATAGTAAAACCAAAACTTGACGAAAAAGCGAATACTATTACGACTAAAGTAGACCTTAATTTATTAGAGGACTTGATAAGTAAAAAGGAAGATGATACTAGTTGATATGAATCAAGTTACACTATCTAATCTGATGGTGCAACTAGGTGGAAGTAAAAATGTTGAACCAGACTTTGTAAGGCATATGGTTCTAAATTCTTTGAGAAGTTATCGCTCCAAGTTTCAAGGTGAGTTTGGAGAATTAGTGCTATGTTATGATAACAAGACTAATTGGCGTAGAGAATACTTTCCTAATTATAAACATAGTCGTAGAAAAGGTAGAAAAGAATCTAAGTTAGATTGGAATAATATCTTTGATACACTACACATGATTAAAAGTGAACTAACCGAATTTTTCCCATACAAAGTTTTAGAAGTGGATAATGCAGAAGCAGATGATATCATTGCATCTGTTGTATTTCATGTTGCATCTGAACCAAAGAATTATGAAAAGGTATTGATACTATCAAGTGATAAAGACTTCATACAATTGCAGAAGTATAACTTTGTATCACAATATAGTCCAATGCAAAAGAAATTTGTTAACGGTGTAGACCCTACTACATATATTAAAGAACATATCTTAAAAGGTGATAGAGGTGATGGTGTTCCAAACTTTCTGTCGCCAGATAATACTTTTGTAGATGAGTTACGACAAAGACCATTGTCGAAACGTAAATTAGAGGCATGGATTGACTTGGAGCCAAGTGATTACTGTAATGAAGAGATGATGAGAAACTATCAAAGAAATAGAACTCTTATAGACCTATCTTATATTCCAGATGACATTAAAGAAAAGTGTACAGAAACTTTCTTGGACGCTCCAGAGGGTAATCGTAAACATTTACTTAATTATTTTATTAAGAAAAAACTAAAGTCCTTAATGGAAAATATAGGAGATTTCTAATGGCAATTGATACATATACACCTAGTTTTGCAGAGGTTCTTAAAAAAGTGAACAATGCAAAAACTAAGGATAAGAAGATTGAAGTTCTAAAGAAGCATGATAATGATTCTTTGAGAATGGTAATCAAATCTTCTTTTGACCCAAAGATTAAATGGGTGCTACCAGAGGGTGATGTTCCTTACAAACCTAACGAAGCGCCTGAGGGTACTGAACATACTTTACTAGTTCAAGAGGCAAAAAAGTTATGGCACTTTATTGAGGGTGCAGATAATAAAACCCCAAGAATGAGAAAAGAAACTATGTTTGTACAGATGTTAGAGGGTTTGCATAAAGAAGAAGCAGAACTTCTTGTCCATGCAAAAGATAAAAAGTTACATCAAAAATATAAAGGATTGTCACATGAAGTTGTCAAAAAAGCATTTAATTGGAATGATGACTACATGAGACTTGACAAATAACATACAATAGTGTATAACTAATAATGTGAGTTGAAATTGATTCGGAGTATATTATGATTAGTTTTGGTATTGGTATGTTATTGGCAATGTTTGCTGGTGGGATGGACGGAGCTGACTCCTCTCTCTCAACACTAGTCTGGACATCTCTTGCGAGTGTTGCCTTCATGATTCGAGGAGTTTATGTAATGAGCAAAAATGGTCAATTACAATAAACCTTGCGAATCGTGAGAAAATGGGGGGTATTATGACCCCCCATTTTTATTTTGCCCCCCTAAAAAATTCAATAAAATCAATGATTTAAAAATAGACTTGACAATGTTCTCAAAACAATATAAGATGTAAGTATAGTTAAGAAAGAGAGAAAAAATGAGTTGTGAAGTAAATACAATATTGAGAGAAAATCTCACAGATAAAGTATCTTCAATGACAGTTGATGAGTTTATAACTGCATTAGAGGATAACAACATTAGTGAAAGTAACGCTGTTGACAATTTGATTATAGCGTTGGTTGACAAAATGTTTGAGGATATGAGTCAGTAATGAACTTCGTTGAAGTAAATGGTGGAAATAAAGTACAGAAAGAAATCTGTCATAAAGTAGTTGGTCATATGATTAAGAAACTACTTCCTAGATTTCGTACTTTAGATATTACTGTTGATTTGGTAAAAATCAAAAGTGATGCTGTTGGTTTTTGTATGATGTTAGATACCAATAGAAACTTTAATATCGAACTTGATAAAGGTTTGAGTATTAAAGATATGGTTCAGGCATTGTGTCATGAGATGGTTCATGTCAAACAGTATGCAAGAAATGAAATGAATGATGGTATCGTAAAAGGTAAAGCAAGGTGGAAGAAACAGTACATTGCAGAGGATACCAACTATTGGGATTTGCCTTGGGAGAAAGAGGCATATAGAATGGAAAAGAAACTTGCAGATGACGTTTGGGAAAATGGAGTAATATGATGTTTGACAACAATGGAAATGCAATAGATGGTTGGGCAATTTTAAAATGTCAACCAGATAAACAACCAGAAATTGTTTCTCTACATCAATGTTTGGGAAATGCAGAGGAAGAAAAAATGGTTCTGAATGAAATGTCAGAAAGTACAGATACTACTTTTGTGGTGAAAAATACTTTCGGTTGTATGATAGAAACGACTTGACATTGTTGTCAGAACATGGTAGTATAAAGAGAATCAAAAAGAGGAGTTAGTAATGGTTCAATTAGATATTTTTCAAGACGAAACAACAAAAAAGTATTTGGATACTTTTGAAAGTTGTATAATTAACATTTCTGAGGGAGCAAGTGATGAAAAGTCAATGGCTGTTTCATGGTTGAATATGTTCAAAGAAAAAATCGCTAAGGGTGAAATTAAAATAGTGGAGAGTAAATAATGGAACAAGTTGCAGTTATTCATACAGCGTTTGAGGATAAACCATCAACCGTTGCATTTGTTAAAGTACCAGAGTTTCCAACATTAATTGAGAAACTTGAGTACGCATATCGTTGGACACAGAATATCATGGGTAGTTGGTCATTAAAGATTGACGCCGATGCTAATGACAATGTTACTGTTGTTGGTGATATTTCTAGTGGTTATGGATTGAGGTCTACTTCAGTTGGCGACCAAATATTGGTTGGTAACAAAAAATATGTAGTTGCCTCGTTTGGATTTAAAACACTTGATGGAGAAGCAGTATGAAAATTACAGCGGAAGAATTCGTAGAGTCACTTGCACGACTTTCAGATGAAGAGAAGCAGAAGGCTGCAAATCTTCTTGTCAGTAAGTGGAAGTACTTGACTAAAAGTTTCATGGGTATGGTTGATGCAGAGTTGCAAGACCAATTCATGACAGAACAGGCAGAGATTTTTGAAATGCAAAAGTCTGCTGAAAATGGAACTAAAATTTGGTAATAGGGAGTTGATATGACAATAGTTGCAAAGAAAAGGTCTAATACTACAATCGTAGATTTAGATGGCCCTCAAGGGAACGCTTTTGTTCTTTTGGGTATGGCGAAATCCACAATGGAAAAAAGTGGTTTTGAAAAAGACCAACAAGACAGTATCATGAATGAAATGAAGTCTGGTGATTATATTAATCTGTTGAGGACTTTTGAAAAGTACTTCGGTAGTGTTTACAATCTACAAACTTCAAACCCAGAGTATCTTGACGCTTTTATGGTGGAAAAGAATGCTTAAAGAAATTGTGATGTCATTTATGATTTCAACGACCTCTGCAAATGTTACAGAGGTCAATGAATTTAGAGAACTGGAAGCAACTTGTCTTGCAAAAAATATGTATTACGAGGCAAGGAATCAAGGTCTTGCTGGTCAGTTTGCAGTATCATTAGTTGTAATGAATAGGGTTAAAGATGATAGATTTCCTAATACAATTTGTTCTGTAGTAGAACAAGGCCCAACAAGAGAGTCTTGGAAAAAGAACGGTATATTCTATCCTATTAGAAATCGTTGTCAGTTTAGTTGGTTCTGTGATGGTAAAAGTGATGACCCTAAAGAACCTACTACCTATGCAAAAATGTTAGATATGGCAAAGGATTTAGTTTACGATAGAATTCAAATCGTAGATTTTACAGAGGGTGCAACACACTATCATGCTGATTATGTTTTTCCAGAGTGGAGAAATACAAAAACCAAGACAGTTGAAATTGCAGACCATATATTTTATAGGTGGGAAAAATGATTGAGGGTTACAAAGAAAAAGTTAAAATTCATGATGGACACGGATTCATCTATAAATTTGATAATGGGTTCGGTGCATCTGTAGTTAAACACTCTGGTTCTTATGGTAACGATAGAGGATTATATGAAATCGCTGTACTTGACTCTGATGGTGATTTGTGTTACAGTACACCTATTACTGATGATGTAATTGGTTATGCAAATGAAGATAAGATAAAAGACACATTGGATAGGATAA